CTGACCCTCTTCCAGAAATCTACCGATTCAGCCGAGGTGGTGGATTCGAGTCAGGAGCCCGCCTAAACCCGGCAGTTGACTGGGAGCTGTGGCGGCCATGTACCGGAATCCCCGGCCTGTGTCCGCCACTGTGCACCTACAAAGACCTGCAGGACGGCACCTATTCGCTCGGCTGGGTCAAGCGGGCGAACCTGGTCATGGATGAAATGATCTATGCCCGCCACCTGGCCGAAGCCAATCGCCAAAACTAGCCCTGCACTCGCGGGGCTTTTTTATTTTCAAGGAGCCGGCCGTGAAGGTCTTGGAATCGTTTCTCATCGCGCTCGGCCTCAAGGTCGACGAAAAGTCGTTCCAGGCGGGCGAGACGGCGTTCGGCGGCCTGACCAAATCGGCCCTGCAGCTCGGCGCCGTGCTGGCGAGCAAGCTGGCCATCGACAAGGTGGTCGGCGACTTCAAAAACGCCGGTACCGAGCTGAACAATTTCAACAAGCTGACCGGGCTCAGCACGCAGAACGTGCAGGCGCTCGGTCAGGCGCTCACGGCTCAAGGCGGTAGCGCCTCGGACGCCTTTGCAGCCATGCAGAAGATGCAGGATCTGATGGCCTCGCCAATCACCGGGAATACTGGATGGTTTGGTGACGTGGCAAAGCTTGGGCTCAATCCCGACGCCATCATCGGCGCGCAGGACACGGCCGAGGCAATGGCCAATATTGCCGGCGAGTTCGAGCACATGAGCGAGCTCAATCAGCGCCTGGCTGGTCAGGCCTTGGGCTTGGATGATTCAACCGTGCGCCTGTTGATGCGCGGCCGTGACGAGGTCGAAAAACAGCTGGATGCACGCGGGAAGCTTGCCGTGATGACCCAGAAGCAAATCGAGGACTCGGCCCGCCTGACCAAGGTGAGTAGTGAGCTGGACCTGGTATTCACCGACATCGGTAACACCATTGCCGGCGAGCTGGCCCCGGCCTTTGCCGACATGGCCGAGGACTTCGTCGCCTTCTACCGCGACAACAAGGACCTGGTCGACTCGGGGCTGAAGGAGTTCTTTGGCGGCCTGGCCGACAACATTGAGCTGGTATCAATCGCCATGGCGCTGATGGGTGGTGGCGCTGCGCTCAAGGGATTGGCGGCGCTACGCGCGCTTATCGGTCTGGGTGGCGCCGGAGCGGCTGGCGGTGCTGCGGCGGCCGCGGGTGGCGCTTCCTTGCTGGCAGTTGCCGGCGGCACTGCGGCGGCACTCTTCTATTCAAGCAAGCTGAACGAGGGCGAAGACGCGGATCTGCTGAACAACAAGCTAAAAAAAGGCGGCACCGAGGCGGCGGGCGCGACCATTGATTTCTTCAGGTCCAAGGGTTGGACGGAAGAGCAGGCGATGGGCATCACCGCCAACATTGAGCAGGAAAGCGGCTTTAAGCATGACGTTGAGGGTGATGGCGGCCAGGCTTACGGATTGGCGCAGTGGCATCCAGATCGTCAGGCGGACTTTGCCAAGTTCTCCGGCAAGGACATCCGCCAGGCTTCGGGCGTGGAGCAGCTTGAGTTTATAAATCACGAGCTCACCCGCGGCAAAGAGAAGGCGGCAGGCGACAAGCTCCGAGTGACCGCTACTCCTTCCGAGGCGGCGGGAGTCGTATCGAAATACTACGAGCGGCCTGCGGATCTTGAAGGTGAAGCTGAGCGTCGCGGTGAAATGGCTGACAACTACGGTCGCTCAGGCCCTAAAGACGCTCAGGCGTCCAGTGCGCCGGCTGTTGATCTAAGCGACCCCGTTACCTGGGCCAGGGTCCAGAAAGAGCTGAAGCAGTCTGGAAGGCCGCAAGAAAGCATGTTGGATCAGGCGAAAACATGGCTTGAGTCCTACCGAAAGCCTCCTCCCGAATACTCGGTTAACGCAGTCGTGCAGCCGCCCAACCAGGCATCGGTCACGCCACCGCCAAGCCAGGCGGCACCAGCTGCCCAGCCGGCCTACACCGACAACCGCCAATTCCACATCCACGGTGCCGACACCGAGAAGGTCAAGCAGCTCTACACCGAGCAGCTGAGCAACCTCACCGAGCAAACGATGCAGGACTTCAGGAGCCCTGAAAAATGAGCCTGATGAGCATCTTCTCCAAAACCCTGCCGAAAATTAACCAGTTGGAGTTTGACGCCAAGCTTGAGGGGATCACCAGCAAGTCGGTCTACCTGACTCAGTTTCCGGTTGAGTTCGGCGCCAACATGAACGACCACGCGATCCTTCTGCCGAACCGCTACCTGCTGACGGGGGCCGTCTCAAATACCCCTCTCGGCCTGGACCTGAACGACATCGGCATGATGGGCGTCGGCGCAGTCGCTACGGCAGTCGGCGGTGTTGCTGGGGCGGCAATCAGCGGGGTGTCGGCCTACCTGCTTTCCGGAAGTGACGCGACGCGAGCAAAAACTGCATGGGAGGCGCTTTCAAAGCTTCTTGAAAGCCGAGCCAGATTCACTCTGTCGACCGGCCTTGAGGACATGGAAAACATGGTCCTCTTGCGGCTGGATCAGAGAACCAGGCCTGAAGATGAGGAGGGTCTGATCTTCATCGCTGAGTTGCAGCAAACTCGAATCATTGGCACCAAAGAAACAGTCAACAGAAACGTTGGCAAGGGGGTCACCTCGGCGGATCAGCTCATGAAAAACGATACGGTAACTACGCAGGGTGCACCCATGGTAGCCACTGGTGATGCATCGGTCGAGGTGATCCCATGAGTCGATATAAAGTGGCCGTCCAAGCCATTCCCGCGCAGACGTTCAGCGCTCGGCTGGGCTCGAACACCCTAGCCATCGAGCTGCAATGGATGGCCCGGCTCGAAGTGTTCCGCGTGAACATCCTGACCGCCCTTGGCGTGCCGCTGACATCGGGCCGCTTCCTGCTGCCGGGTGTCGACCTGCTCGCCGGCCTGTACCCGCCGCCAGAAATCACATACGGCTCCCTGACGCTTGAGGGCGAGCAACCGACCCCGGACAACCTGGGAGTCGCCAACCTACTGGTGTGGTCCGATGAGTGATGAAATTTTCCTGCGTCGCTACCGGCTGAAGGTCGGGCGCGAGACTGGCACGCTCTCTTATGAGATGACCCCTGACGTTGAGGGGCTGCGTATCACCTTCATGGCGACTCACTTCGCCGGCGGCGCCTTTAGCATTGCGGAAATCACCCTGTACAACATGAGGGAGTCCGTCGCCAGGCAGATGCTTGGCGACGGACCTGATGGCAAGTACAAATTTATTTCTCTGGAGGCGGGTTATTCGGATCTGTTTGGCGCTGTTTTTGTCGGGCAGGTCACAAACGTTCAGCGTGTTCTGGAGGATGGTGGGGCCACCAGGGGCATCAAGTTCTTCTGCGCATCCCTCGCCAAGGATCGAGATCTGACCAGCATCAATCTGACGCTATCGCCAGAAACCGATCCAGTGCAGATCATTGAAGAGTGCGCTTCGGTATATGGCGCCGAGATTCAGTTCTACGGCGACTTCTCAGGGCTCAAGCGTCGATCTCGCGGCACCGTCCTGCAAGGCAGCCCCAGGGCCTGCATGAATGAACTGGCGCAAGCCTTCGAGTTCGCCTGGATGGTCGAGAACGACGTGATGAAAATCATCAAGCGCGATTTCGCCATGAACATGAAGGCCACTATCAGCGGCGACACCGGGATGATCGGCTCGCCAGTAGTAACCGATAGCGAGGTCGGCATCCGCTACATCCTCAACCCCAAACTTAAGCTCGGCGACACCATCAAGCTGGAATCGATGGCGCCGCGCTTCGAGTTCTCCGGGGCGTTCTACTCCGACGCAATCCCGCGAACTATTGGCGAGGGCTACTACAAGATCAACTCGCTGGTGTTCGTCGGGGACTCCCATGGCGACCAGTGGGAAACACAGATCAGCTGCCTTCGTCTGAACGCAGCCGCACAAGCCGATATCTCAAACAGGGCCACCCGATGACCGATCCGCTCGCCTCAAGAACGCAGGCAGAGTTCTCCAGGATGCTGCGCGAAGTCTTCGGCGAGTACCTGAAGGGCAATATGCGCACAAGCATCCCGGGGCATGTCCTTAAGTTTGATCCGGACACCCAGATGGCGGAAGTCCAGATCGGGCTTATGCTCGAGGATCGCCAGGGCAAACAGGAAGCGCGCCGCCCGATCATCTGCGTCCCGGTGCAGTTCTGGGGCGCAGCCGGCGGCACCCTGGAATGCCGGGTTGCCAATGGCACCGAGGGCGTTCTGTTCTTCTCGCAGGAGTGTATCGACTCCTGGGTCGATCAGGGCGGGGTAGCGATCAAGTCCGAGCCTCGGCGCTTCTCGATCAATGATGCCTATTTCATCCCGGGCATCCGCTCGATCCCTGGCGCTATCAGCAACTTTGCCAACGACGGCATCCGCCTTCGCAGTAACGACGGCTCGGCATACATCTGGATTCACGACGACAAGACGCTTGAATTCGACGGCGTGTCGGCCAATTTCAAATGCCCGGTCAACTTCGAGCAGCCGGCCAACTTCGAACGGGCCGTTACCACCATGACCACCATCCACAACCAAGGCGTCAGCATCGGCCTGGAGCACGGACACATAGGTGTTGAGCAAGGTGATGACATTTCAGGAGCGGTCAGCCCATGACAGTACGAAAACTGGATGCCAACGGCGACCTGGCCCTGGGCCCGCAGAAATTCCTGACCGGCTACAGCGCTGAAGAGGTCGCGCAGAACGTCCGAACCCGCCTCAAGTTCTTCCTGGGCGAATGGTTCCTTGATACCTCGGACGGTACCGACTGGTTCGGCAGCGTCCTCGGCAAAGGCTCGGCCCTGGCATCGCGCGAATCAGTGATCCGTCGCCGAATCCTGTTGACCCCAGGCTGCGCCGGCATGACGGCCTTCAGCGTGACCACGGACATTGCTACGCGACAGCTCACCGTGAGCGCATCGATCGTCAGCAGCTCAGGCGATAGCGCCGATATCAATTATGTGCAGGCGGTTATCTAATGGCTGAAATCACCGAACAAGGCATCACCGGACGCTCGCTCAATGAGTATCTGGCCGACATCAAAACAAGAACGCTGGCGATTGATCCGAACTGGAACATCGAGCCTGACTCGCCGGACGGTCAGCGCATTGGCATCGACTCAGAACTACTGGCCAACCTGGACGAGGCTGTCATCGCTGCCTACCGCAGCAAAGACCCCGACAGTGCCACCGGAGAGGCATTGCGCAACATTGGCAAGATTTCCGGCGTACCTATCCGCGATGCTACCTACTCCGTTGCACCCATCACCGTGGTCGGCCAGGCCAGCACAGCCATTCCAGCGGGCTCGCAAGTACGCAGCCGCATCGATAACTCCGTCTGGCTGACTACCGCGATCATCGTGATCGGCGTAGGCCAGACCGGCACCGGATTCGCGACTTGCACCACTCCGGGCCGAGTCCTGGCCTCTCCTGGCGAGCTGACCATCATCGGCACGCCATACCCTGGCTGGTCGTCGGTCAACAACAGCGAGGCCGCAGCAGGCGAGGACGCCGAGAGCGAAGCAGACTTCCGCAAGCGCCGCAATGACTCGGTGTCGCGTGCCGGTAGCAACATGCGCGACAACATGAAAGCCAACATCGCCAGCGTGCCGGGTGTGACCGCCGTTGAGGTGCTGGAGAACAATAGCGACTCTCCTTTCGACGCCGACGGCGTGCCTTACTGTGGTATCGCCGTCATCGTGAATGGTGGATCAGATGCCGACATCGGCCTGGCCATGTATCAGAAGCACAACCCTGGTACGCCGATGCTGCCTCGCTACAGCGTCAAGACCGATACCTGGGTCGATGCGCCGGGCGCCAATGGCGTCAAGGTCAACGGTGTGTCGCCAGTGACCGGCAACCCGTACACCATGACCTTTCAACGCGCCTCGGGCCTGCCGATCTTTGTGGCCTTGACGTATCAGAAAGTAGGCGACCTGCCTAACGACATCGATGACCAGCTTAAACAGGCCATCGTCGCCGACTCGACGCGGCGCCTGTTCAATGGCGAAACCACCGCCGGATTCAACCGGGGCGGTTATGACATCGGCGAGAAGGTCGCTCCTGGCAGGCTGTACACACCAGTGAACAAGATCCTTGGCAAGTACGGCGACAGTTACGTCACGTCCCTGACGATTGGCCTGAGCGCCATTGCTCAAGGCCTGACGCCAATTCAGCCGACCATTGCCCAGATCGCCGCCTTCGACGTCGACAACATCGCGGTCACGGTGACCCCATGAGCATGGACCACGTCGCGCGAGCCAAGTCGCGCATCATCAACGAATACCGCGACAAGCCGCGCATGGTGCGCTGGCTGACGATTACGACAGAAATCGCCAATCAGCACCTGGAAGCACCGCTTGATCGCGTCTACGGCAGCTACGACGTGGACATAGAGACCGGCGAAACGCTCGAGGTGATCGGACGAATCGTCGGCGCGCCACGCCCGATCCTTCGAGCCGCCGAGTTCGACGTGTTCGGTTATGCCGGCAACGACAGCTACACAAACTACAACGTTGCGCCATACATCGGCGATGGCGAGGCTATCGATGCTCCGCTGAATAACGACCTGTACCGCAAGCTGGTCAAGGCCAAGATCGCCCGCAACATTAGCGACGGAACGGCCGACAGCATCATCCAACTAGTGGAAATCATCACCGGGGTGAAGGTGACTGCGCTGATTTGCAACGGCGACAAGTCGTTCGATATCGGTATCGCTTCACCGCTGGACAACACCACGCTTTACCTGATCGAGAACCTCGACCTGATACCGCGCCCGCAAGGTACGCGTCTCGGCGAAATTTTCATCCTGCCGGTGAACATACCCGATATCGAGTCGTCGTCATCGCACATCTACGAATACGCCAATGAGACCCTTCCCGGAGATTTAGCCTGATGGCAAGACAGCCTTTTAATACGCGCTGGGCTCAGGGCGTGGAAACCGAAGACAACTTGAATTCGTTCAAAGTGCCTAGCGATGTCCGGATGTCCACTGGTTGGGAAGGCGGCCAGGACAAAGACGCGCCGCCGGCGGGGCATGAGAACTATTGGCACAACCGGGTTGATTCGGCCCTGCAGGATCTGGAGCGCTGTGGCGCCATGTCCTGGCACGCGCAAGCTGTCTATGCGTCTGGAGCGCCATGTTTCGCAAGTGATGGCAATTATTACGAGTCGATCACGAACGGCAACTCAGGAAACAGCCCGCCAAGCAGCCAAGCCCACTGGCGCCTGATCGGTTCAAGCTTGTATTCAAGTTTCAGCGTCGGCGAATACAAGGACGTCGCACACAACAACACTCCCGAACCTGGCTGGCTGAAAGCCACTGGCGCGATTCTGCTGCGTTCAGCTTATCCAAGGCTATTCGCGGCGATCGGCACGACCTACAACACCGGCGGCGAGTTGAGCACACAATTTCGCATTCCCGATTGGCGGGGCGTCTTCCCGCGCTGCCTGGACGAGGGGCGCGGGATTGATAGCGGGAGAGCCTTGAGCAACACGCTTCAGCCTAGCCAGAACCTCTCGCACTCGCATAGCGCTTCATCTGCATCGGCCGGTGAACACTCGCACACTATGTCGTTCGACCAAGATAGAGGTCCAGGAGATCTGGGGAACGCTGTTTTTGGTGATGAAAACTATTACGGCATTGCGGTCAAGCAAACGAGCACAGATGGCGCCCACACCCACGTGATAGGTATTGGTGGCTCTGGTGGCACCGAGGCCCGCTCAACCAACCTCGCGCAAATTCGATGGATTCGATACCTATGAGCCAAAAGACGGTTTACCAATACGACGAAAGCGGCTGGTACATGGGCGAGACGCTGGCCGATGCCGACCCGGTGGTGGTTGGCAACTGGCTTCTGCCTGCTCGAACAACCGAGGTCAAACCGCCATTGTTCACCGGCGGCAAGATGCCGAAGTGGGTCGGCTACAAGTGGAAACTCATCAACCCTTAGGTGCAGATATGGAAAGGCCTCGCAAGCGCCGCTTCACGGACAAGATGGAGGCGTTTTGCCTCGTCTACATGGAGACGAATAACGCTTCCGAGGCCTATCGTCGGTCCTACGACGTCACCAACATGGCAGAGAAAACAGCCGCTCGAGAGAGCTGGATCGTCCTGCAAAAGCCGCAGGTTCAGGCCCGGATCGCCGAGCTAAGGGAAGCCGTCATGGACAGGCACAACATCACCGTCGATACGCTGCTGGCCGAATTGGAAGAGGCGCGGTCCAAGGCCTTGTCCGCCGAGACTCCACAAGCCTCCGCCGCCGTATCAGCCACCATGGGCAAGGCCAAGCTTCTAGGCCTGGACAAGAAGATCGTTGAAATCACCGGCAAGAATGGCGGCGCCATCGAAACGAAGTCGCGCGTCACGGTGGACAAGAAAACCCTCGAATCTGTGCTTGATCGCCTATGAGTGCGCTTCTCGACTGGGATTCGATGAGTCGAGAGGAGAAGGAAGCGTCAAAACTGATCAGCGAGCATTCCCCGCTTGCCTTCATGCGCGTCTTCTTCCAGATCAACCAGGGGATGAAGTTTCTCTGCAACTGGCACCACCGCTACATGGACTACACGGCAAAACAGGTTCTTGCCGGCGAGCTTAAAAACGTCGTCTTCAACATGCCCCCGGGCGGCACCAAGACCGAATACTGGTCGATCCACCTGCCTGCCTACGTGATGACCAAGTTCGACCGTACGCGCAACCTGAGCGTGTCCTACTCGAAATCGCTGGTCGAAGAGAACTCCAACCGCATCAAGTCGATCATCACCAGTTCGGAATATCAGGAGCTGTGGCCCTGCGAGCTGGGCAAGGCCGACGTGGCCAACTGGATCATCACGGACGAGAACGGGCGCAACAAACACCAGATCTTCAGCCGATCCACCGGCGGCCAGATCACCGGCGTTCGTGGCGGCTATATCTCCGAGGGCTTCACCGGGTTTATCAACCTGGACGACCCCGAGAAAGCCGACAGCGCCTTCAGCGCGACCATGCGGGCCAAGGCACAGCGGATTGTCACCAACACCCTGCGCAGTCGCCGGGCATCCCCGGACACCCCGGTCATCTGCACCCAGCAGCGCCTGCACACCGATGACGTCTCGGGCTTCCTGCTCAAAGGTGGCATGGGCCTGGACTTCAGCCACATCAAAGTCCCGGCCTTGGTCACGCGCGACTATATAGAAGGGCTGCCCCCTGAGATCCGCGAACACGCCGAGCGTGACGTTTTTAGCGGCCCATCAATCGTCCGTGGCGGCGTCGAATACTGGTCTTACTGGCCAGCCAAGGAGACGGTCGCGGACCTGATGGCGCTGTGGGATCGCGACCCTTACACCATGGTCAGCCAGTACCAGCAGGAGCCGGTGGCGCTGAGCGGCGGCATGATCGATGCCGACTGGTTCAAGACCTACCAGCAATTGCCTTTCCTGGTCTGGCGCGGCGTGTACGTCGATACCGCGCAGAAGACCGGCGAGCAGCACGACTACTCAGTCTTCAGTCATTGCGGGCTGGGCGTTGATGGAAACCTGTACATCATCGAGGTTCACCGCGGCAAGTACGACGCGGGCGACCTGGAAGCGACCGCCCTACGGCTGTGGCAGCAGTGGAAGCCGTGGGACCAGTTCCGTCCGGCGTCCCTGCGCTACATGCGTGTCGAGGACAAGTCGAGCGGCACTGGCCTGATCCAAACCATCAGCAAGAAGGGTGGCATCCCGATCGAGGCCCAGCCGCGTGGCCCGGCGGCCAACAAGGTCACCAGGTGCATGGATGCTGTGCCCTGGCTCAAGTCGGGTCGAGTGTTCGTGCCAGCTATCTACGACGACCAGGGATGCAAGATCGAGCACGTTCGCGACCACCGCGGCGAGGTCGTCGCCACCACCGATTGGGTGGCCCCATTCCTCACAGAAGCCTCGGCCTTCACGGCTGACGACTCCCACGCGCATGACGACCAGATCGACACCATCTTCGATGCGGTCGCCGACATGCTGATCAGTAACGGCGGCGAATTCTTCTCCAGCAACTGGCTTTAAACCCTGCCCGAAATCCCGCGCCGACCAACTCTGGTCGCGTTCATAAAATTCGCCTCAAGGAAATGCAAATGACTGACCAGACCCAGCGACTAGAGATCGCCACGGTTAACGCAGAAATCGGCAGCGATATCATCAAAAGGTTCTCAAATGACGAGGTCGCGGCCGAACCGATCCCTACGGATTCTGGGGATATCCAGAACCTGAAACAGATCATCGTTGAGATCGAGAACAAAGCCAGCATTGCCACTTCAATCTATTCAGACGTGACTGCCGGACTGGCGGCCACGGCAGAAGGCAGCATGTTTCTGGTCGCCTCAAACGAGGATGCCGAAATATATGTGGTTTATAAGAAAGAAACTGGCGTAGCGGTTGATACCGGAAAGCGCGCGCTGTCCGCGCAGGTGGTTGCGGACGCTGCGGAATCGGCAGCTGATTCCGCCCAAATAGCTGAAGATGCTGCGGTGCTTGCAAGCACTGCGTCCTCTGTAATTTCGCTATCGACCGGTGTTTACCCAACAACGACTGCTGGGTTGGCTGCGACGGCGGTCAATGGGTACTTCAGTGTTCCAAGCATTGATGCCAGTGAATATCTGATCCTTTACCAGAATTTGGCCGGAGTAGCTGATGAGAAAAAGCGCTATCCAGCCAAGGCCGCTGTAGACGCAATCGCTGCGAAACTTAAAAGTTCCAGCCAAGCGCTACCGAGCAGAGTGCCCATTGCATGCACCGAGTCAGGACAAGTTGCTATTTGGCTGGAGGATGGAGACTTTGGCGCCCGTGATCTGAGCCCTAAGCTGCGTGCTAAAGCCGTGCGGGATGTGATAACTACGTTCAATGGTACTCCGACCTATTTCCCCCTGATGAAAACCAGTCAAGGGCAGGTTCCTCTTTGGTGGCAACTTGACGGATTCAACGTCGCCAGTGTGTCGAAGAGCCTCACCAAAAAGATTCTGTCTCAAGATACGCGGGTCATTCCGCCGATAACATCGAGCCCAACGTCCGCCGCACCTGTTTTTACCGATGGGCGAAACAATCATAACTGGAGGGCCGCTGCTGCCCGGGTCCAGGCAGTAGTTCCAGGTGCCAAGGCGAAGATAGGTGTAGTGGGTGACTCATGGGCACAAAACCCTCAGATTTCCCGCGCTATTCGAACTTGGCTATCCCGTATGGGGGCAATGAGCGGCGAAGAAACATGGCGTCCGGCTATCACGACTGAAACCTACTTTACGTCATCTGTGGCGTACAACGGTTGGACTTTGGTGGACGGTTCCGCCACAACAGTCTTCCCTTACGGCGCGGGTGTAGACGGGCATAACATTTACTGCACCAACACGGCCGGCACACTGACGCTGTCAAACGCTACGGCTACACGCATCCGCATCTACTACAGCAAAGTACCTGGAGCCTGGCGTTATCGCGTGGACGGTGGTTCTTGGGTAGAGGTAGTGAGCAATGGCGGTGCTCAAGAGCTGGGCGTTGTCGACATCACTGGCTTGGCGAACACCGCCCACTCTCTGGAAATCGACACCACCAATAACACCGGTGTTGCCGCTATCCATGGTTTCTCGCTCACTAACACTGTGGGCGGGTACGAAGTAGTTAAGATGGGGAATGGCGGGGTTACAGGTCAAATGATGAAGGGATACATTCCGTACATGCAGCCTGTAGCGTCAGACTTCCCGATCAATCTGCTCCTGGTGATCTTGGGGACCAATGATTACCGGATAGCGGCGTCGACACCTGCTGAGTATATCGATGCGCTCACCAAGCTGACGGCGGCCTGGAGGGCAGTAAATCCCGCCATTGGGATTGTGTTCATCATCCCGCCGCAGAGTGACGGCGTGGCGGTGGTCCCACTGTCAAGTTACCGTGATGCTATGTATGCGTTCGCATTAGCTAATAACTGCGAGTTCCTTAACATGTATGACGTGTTCGGCTCATACGCACAGTCAGCTGCCTTAGGGCAATGGGCAGACTCCTTACACCTAAACGACGCGGGCGCCACTAATTTGGCAACACAATTGGCCAAGGCATTTTTGTAACCGCATACGAGGCAATATAAATGGCTAATGCATTGAATCTCGGGAATATAGTCTTGCCCGGCGACGGCTTCCCTGACTTTGATTCTTTTTCTATTCCAATCTGGGACGGGTTAGTAGGCGCATTCCTTTTCAAAAATGGGCTATCACCGACCAATATGATTCCTGACAGTGTGAGTGCTGCGATTGTTGGTGCACCTGTTGTTGGTGGTGGTTATGTTTCTTTTACCGGCACTGCTTACCTGCAAACAGAACTTAGCGATTCCAGTGCTATGACGTTGATTGTTGGTTGCCGTCCTAAAGTAGGCCCCGTGGCCTATATTGGCAACTACTTAAGCTCCACGTTAGGGGGGCAGTCCATCTCCAGCGGCGCTGCAATGAACTCGGTTACCGCTACCTCTGCTCGCGGGGCTTCGGTGAATGGCCAAGCTATCCTTACTGGTCTCACTGCTGGTGCCTGGGGTTGCTACGCTGCCAAACTACCGGGTAGCGGCCAATCTGAAGCTCATGATCTCCTTAAAGGCACAAAAGTCTCTAGCCCTGGTTCGGGAAATCGCGTTCTCACAACCGAGAAAATTCGCATAGGTTCGTCTAGAACAGTTGGGTTTGAGTCAGGCACCTGCGACATCTCTTTTGCACTTATCTACAATAGGGCCGTTAGTGATGCTGAGTTGGCTAGCATTTCGGGCTGGGCGCTTGGATACATGAAAGATAGTGGTCTAATCTCAAGTTAACCACCTAGATGAAAAGTGGTTTGCCTAGACGCTGAAGAAGTAACCCCAGAATTTACGGGCTTCTGGGGTTCTAATTCTCCAGGATGCAGACGCTACCCCAATCTGCAATTCGCAGATCGAGAAGGCTTGCTTAGACGAGATGTGGAGCGACACCACTCATCGCTTCCCGACATGCAGCCACATGATAGTTACCTTCTGAAGGAACCTGGGACTTCAAAAACTCCACGTGGCCTTGCAGTGTCGCGGTATCCATTGATAAGTATTTTCTCTTTATTTCATCTGAGATTGAAAATCCGCTGCCGGGCGCTCTGATAAGGAATCTTGATGTCAGCTCGATCAGCACATGGTCTGGGCGCTCAGCATCCACAGCGTTCCAGTCTATATCAGCACCTGTAAAGAATCGGACTACTCTAGAAAAAGAATGAGAAAGGCAGTTTGCTATGGATATAGAGAAAGAGTCACCAAATATCACTAGGCACTTTTTATTAGCGGCTTCGGGGTTCTCGTATACGGCAATATGTCCTCTAACTGTTATGCCGTTGTCAAATGTCTTATATTTGGTAAGCTTGTCGCGATCACTAACCATAAGAGCACTTTCTCTCTTCATGGGGATGAGTTTAGACCCCAAATCACCAGAGAGTTGCTTCACTACATACTCAGTCTCTGGGTCTGTATAAACAAACCCAGCTCTGAGGCAGAAAGTGGATGCAGCTACCGAAGCACCATAATCATTCCAGTGTGAATCGGTTTTAAAATATGAAAACTCTTTATCTCTGGTCAGTTCGGCCTCAGGATTCAGTAGATTGGCCTTTTTAGAAAAGTGCAGCGTAAACTGCTCTATTGGGGTTATGGCGCCTTTCTTCTCGGGGTAATACTCTGGATAGATATATTCTTTCGCTGGCGCTAGCATGAATGTAAATGGTGTGCTGCTTCGATAGGACCAAGAATTTAGGACGTCAAAATATCTATCCCATTGTTCTAACCCATCTTCCGAAATAAGGGTCTTTCCAAGGAATTGATTTCTGCTGTCATTGGTGTCGTTAGCAAGGAATAAATGACCTTGTTTTCCTATTAGGGTCATTGCCTTTGACTCGCCGATACTTACCTGAGCTAGCCAGTATGTTTTCCCGCCATAGTTGGCTCCAATTTTGAAGTCGGTATTGTAGTCAAGGGGGTATTTAGCGCCGCACTGTAATGGTGCGCCAGGATAAGCCTTTTGCACGTCAGGGCGGTCTCTATTTGGACTAAAGCCAGCCTTAGGCATGTGGCTAAACACAAAGCTTACAGGTGTTCCATCAAGGCTGTGGATCCATCCTGAAAAACCGATATATATGCTATCAGCATCGCAATAAGAACCGGACTTTGGTAGGTCTACAGAGTACTTTATATTGTTCTGTCCGAATGCTAGCTTTGTAATTGTTAAGCTCTGTTGTACTTCCATTTTTTTTGCATTCCGTTTTTGATAATTAAGCTAGAAACTGTCGCTTTGCTGGATTTTCTTGCGCGCATTCTAGCCGAATTTTAGTAGTTTCAGTCAAAGATGATCGACCGCAAATCCTGACTTACCCAGCAGCAGTTGCTGCGGTTTCTACCTCTGCCTGCCAAGTGCGGGCTTTTTTTCGCCTGGAGAAAAGTATGCTTCTCACCCAGCAGCAGCTGTTGCAGATCCTCCCGAACGCCGGCCCAGTTGCCGGCGTTTTTGTGCCCGCGCTGAACGATGCAATGGCACGGTTCAAGATCAAAGGCCGGCTGCGCGTAGCGGCCTTTCTCGCCCAGATCGGTCATGAGTCCGGCCAATTGCGAACCCTGGTCGAGAACCTGAACTACAGCGCCGAGGGCCTGATCCGCACTTGGCCGAAGCGGTTCAATCTGGCGACCGCAACCAGTGTTGCGCGCAAGCCCGAGCAGATCGCGAACATCGTCTACGCCTCGCGCCTGGGCAACGGGCCCGCCGCCACGGGTGACGGTTGGCGGTACCGGGGCAGGGGGCTGATTCAGGTCACCGGCTGGGTCAACTATCAGGCATGCGGCTCAGCCCTGAGCCTGGACCTGCTGACAAAACCGGAACTGCTGGAGCAGCCGGCATATGCTGCGCTGTCTGCCGCCTGGTACTGGTCGAGCAATGGCCTGAATGAGTTGGCGGATGCTGGCCAGTTCGAAGCGATCACCCGACGCATCAATGGCGGGCTCAATGGGCAGCCAGAGCGATTGAAGTTGTGGGCTAAGGCATCGGCGGTGCTGTCGGCCGTGGCCTCAACGTAGGCCAGGCCTTTTACTCGGTCTGCTTGCCCGTCCGCAACTCACGAATTATCCGCTCCTTTTGATCCAGGACCATTGTCAGGCTCCGGATCTGGCCAAGCTGATCGGTGGTTTCCGCCTCCAGGTTCGCCATCCATACCCGCTTTTTTTGGAGTTCAGCTGACAACTGGTCGTTCATTTCGACAAGGGTGGAAATGTTGTCCTTCGCCGCATGCAGTTGCCGCCTCAGCTCTTCGATGTCTTCTTCGAGCATATGGGCGTAATGCTTGACGGTTTCCAGCCTGGTCGGACTGCCGAGCCAGTCGCTGGTGTCTTCGATTTCGTAAGGGTCCACGGTCGCGCCTTGCTGATACTGTTTGGATATACAGTAATCGAGGCAGATCAAGATGGCGAATGCTTGCGACGGAATGCAAAACGGATCACTCCGGCGTCATCAGCACCGCGAGCGTCAACTTGATAAATTCTTCATTCTTATCGATGGTGTCCAGGGCGCCACGCACATTGTCAGCAACGTCGGCCGCTCCTCGCTGCTCTACCCAGTTCGAAAGCTCCATGATGGCCGCTTCGAGGGCGAGCTGGTTTTCATTGATCTTGAACAGCAGGGAAGGGAGCAGGTCTGAGTTTGGCATCGCGAAATCCTCCGTTGAGATTTCAGCGTAGCACCGGAGGGTAGCGGGGATGCCGGGTTGTAGGGTTCAGAAAAGCAAAGCCCCGAAGGTTCGCGGCTTCGGGGCTTCTATTTTCGCCCGCATCCCTTAATGCCTGGCGAACGTGGCGGCGAGAATACCAGCGTTGAAGCGGTGACTCACTACTGCGATAGGGGGATTGTGTTCGGTCGGCAGGAGGCCGTGGGAGGGGGCCGAAAAGGCGTGCGTGACTTTTGCGTGACTTTCTCACGCACTTGTAAGCACTACTGGGCATTCGGTTGCAGCGAGCGCCAATGATTACGGCCAAAACAAAGGGTCTTA